TTTTGAAAATATTGGTAGTGTGGATGAAACTTTTGTTAAAGAAGGCACAAATACACTCCTCGGTAATACACTTGCTGCGCCAGGGGCTAAAGGGATTATTTATAAAAATAGCTCAACTCAGTGGTCAATTGCTGGCGGTACTAAATTAGAGGCTATATCAAGAAGAAAAGACATAGAAAGCCCTACTGTCAATGTCCCTTACGATGTTGTACCAAGCCTAGAAAATAACTTTACAGTTACACAAATTACCGTAACGCTTGGAGCGGGTAGCTGCACAATTGCGCCATTTAAGAAGGTTGGAGGTGCTGGAAGTGAGTTAGCTATGGCTACTTCAGCCCCAATTACTATTACAGCAGGCGTAACTCCTCAGCCGTTCTCAGTATCTGTAAGCAGTAATAATGATTTTGCTTTAGGGGATGAATTACTGTTAAGAGTTTCTGCTGCCACGTCGGCTGCAAGAATATGCGCTCAATTTATAGGTTACCGTAAAACTAACGTATGGTAGACCTGGAGTACATACATAAATTCGGCGGCAGGCTATATGGATATTGGTCATTTAGAGACTTATCAACGTACACCCCAGTCGCAGGAAAAATCAACTATATACGAAATAAAGCGTATTATGCCAACCCACTCATAGAAGAGTCTGATTTATTGCAGCCCACGGCCTTGGCAACTGGTTTCAATGGCAAGCCTTGTGCGAGTTTTGACGGATTGGGACAGTGCATGGTAAGCAAAAACCCATTGCCTGCATCTCGAACAAATATTTTAACCGTCGTCGTTGTTTTTCAAAACAAAACAGCATCGCTGGTAGATGGTCAAGCCAAAATCTTGCTTGAATTGTCATCTAACACAAATAGTGTGCAAACTGGTTTTTACATCGACATGGAAAATCTGAGCGGCAATACAGTAAATGGATTATATGCAGCAATGCGTGGAAATGTTGGCTTCAATGGCACTTCTTACAACTCATATTTCGTCAATGAAAATCAAATATTAATCGTTGAATTTAATAAAACAATTAACGACCCCCAGGTTAACTTAATAAAAAACAATGTGCAAATAACAAGGCAGGGCGGCGCTCTTAACAAAAATACTAATACTTTTGCTGACCATTATTTGTATGTGGGGGCAAGAAACCAAGCCAGCTTCCCTTTCTACGGATTGGTATCGGATATAGCCGTAATCGAAGGGGCTATTACTCCAGACGAGGAGACCGCCATCTCTCGCATGTTCGCAAATGAAATAGGGATTGAATTGTTATGACAGCTACACCTTCGCCAAAATATTCGGTTTTTGAAACCGCTGAAATCTATGAGCAATGGATAGCCATCGTTAATCAACAATTCGGATATCCAAATGGCAATACCGGACAATATACAAATCGGATAGATCATCCGACAAACGGACAGGTTGCCTGCTTTTATAAAACAGGTCAATTGGTGCAGCCGCCGACTGGCTCACAAGTGGTTGAAGAAGATTATATGATAGAAAACGGCTGGTTCAAGCGTAATGGCGAACAAACTACGGAGCCGCAGTAGCTTATGCAACGGTTAATAAATGCAGTGGTTAGCGTGAGGACGTTTGCAGGATTAACGACGCTATCAGTGTTGCTGGAGTTTGTTAAGTAAAAAGTGTTAAACATTAAACCAAGGGGGCAGTTATGAACAAAATAGTTTTAGAGCAAAATGATATTAATGTGATTAATGATCTTTGCAAGTCTGCTAAAGAAAATGGCGATGCAGATAACTTACGCTTGGATAATATTGTGTTAGAAGATTTTAATATAGATAAAGCTGAGCAAGTGCAGCACGGCTGGCAATTTGACTTAAGAGCAAGCGCGATTGATAACCTGAAACGCGTAGCTGAAGAAGCGAAGCTGAAAGGCAAAAATCGTGATGATTATCAAGTGTTAATCAATAAGATCAATAATCTTCAATATACTTCCCAAGTTCCAGGTAAAAACGCTGGAATACGTTAATCCAAAGGGCCGGTGAAAGCTGGCCTTTTTTATATATGTCTGAAAAGTTAACAAAAAAGCAACAACGGTTTGTCGATGAGTATTTGGCAGATCCAAAGCTTAATGCGACTCAAGCAGCAATCAGGGCAGGTTTCAGCAAAAAAACAGCTTATTCAATAGGGCATGAACTACTCACTAAAGATCCAATTAAAAAGGCTATAGAAGTTGCTCAACAAGAACTTAAAAAACGGACGGAAATTACTCAGGATTGGGTTTTAAATAACCTTAAATCAGTGGCTGAAAGGTGCATGGAGGCTGAGCAGGTCGTGTATCGAGGTCAGCCCGTAGAAGGGGCTTATCAATTTGACTCATCCGGTGCTAACCGCGCATTAGAGTTAATTGGTAAGCATCTTGGTATGTTTAAAGATAAATTAGAATTAACTGGTAAGGATGGCGGTGCTATCAATACGGTTACCCGAACAATGACTGAGCAAGAAGCTACTCAAGTTTACACTGAAAATCTAAAGAAATAATGAATTGCATTGAAGTTGTCGCAGAGCGCAATGAGCGTTTAATTAAAATACGCAGCAACCCGATTCTTTTACAAGCAGCTAAAATCCATTATAAAAGCCATCCGGTTGATTTTATCAACGACTGGATGTTTACCTACGACCCTAGGCAATCGCAGCCTTTATTGCCTTTTATTTTATTTAAACGCCAAGAAGAGTATATACACTGGCTAATCGATAGGTGGCAGGGAAAGGAAAGCGGTTTAGTCGAAAAAAGCCGCGACATGGGTTTGACCTGGCTCTCAATGGCTTTCTCAATCTGGATATGGTTATTTCATGATGGCATTGCTATCTCGTTCGGCTCTCGCAAAGAAGAGCTCGTGGATAGAATTGGCGACCCCAAAAGCATATTTGAGAAAGGACGGACAATATTAAATTTCTTGCCTAAAGAATTTTTACCGACGGGTTTTAATCTGATTAGAAACTGTACGCACATGAAAATTCTAAATCCTGAAAATGGATCATCCATCACAGGTGAGGCGGGCGATAACATGGGACGAGGCGGTCGCTCAAGTATTTATTTCAAGGATGAGTCTGCATTCTATGAACGACCAGAACGCATAGAGGCCTCCATTAGCCAAAACTCGGATGTAAAAATAGACATTTCAACACCGAATGGTGAAGGAAATCCTTTTTGGCGTAAACGGTTTGGTGGAAAAATTGCAGTCTTTACATTTCATTGGCGGGACGATCCGCGTAAAGATGATGTTTGGTATCAAAAACAATGCGATGAGTTAGACCCTATCACTGTAGCGCAAGAAATTGACATCGATTATTCAGCTTCTATTGATAATGTCACAATCCCCTCGGCCTGGGTAAGGGCTGCTATTAATTTAGATATTAAAGGAACTGGCTTACGTTTTGCAGGCTTTGACGTAGCCGATGAGGGAACCGACTACAAAGCACTTGCAATAAGAAAAGGGTCGGTAGTTGAGTCTATTGAACGCTGGAAAGAAGGTAACACAACCCAAGCAGCCAGGAAGGTATTTAACCGCTGTCAGGAATGCGCCATCGACAACCTAAATTATGATGTTATCGGTGTAGGCGCAGGCGTTAAAGGCGAGTTATGGAGCTTAAGCCAGCAATACACGCACAGAATCAATATTAATGGCGTGGTAATAGGCGAGGGTATTTCAAAAGAGCAATTTACACCAGAAAAGAAGAATGAGGATTTATTTTTAAATCTAAAAGCTGAATTGTGGTGGAAACTAAGACGGCGCTTTGAACGTACATATGAACATGTTAAGGGCATTAAAGAATGGCCGATTGATGAGCTTATCAGTATTCCTAATGATAGTGAGCTTATATCGCAACTGTCCCGCCAGCTTTATGAGAAAACCGAGAACGGTAAAATAAAAATGGAATCAAAAGCTAAGATGAAAAAAAGAGGTGTTGCAAGTCCTGATATGGCGGATGCTTTAGTTTTATCTTATGCACCAACATGCAATGAGACGCTTAAGTGGGCGCAAGTTTCATTAATGAGACGTTAATGTTTAAATCAATTATAAAGCCGCTGCAAGACCAGCGCGATAAAGATTATCCAGAGCGCTCTTTTTGGATTGATATTTATACCAGAGTGCTAGAGGGTGAGATTTACGATCATTTAGTGAACCCATTTCACGTTGAATATAATACTACTAACGAATATATACCAATTCACAAACGTATACCTTCAGTCATCTATGGACTACCCGAAATCATTGTAAATGACAGCGTCTCCATGCTGTTTAGTGAAGCACACTTTCCTGAAATTGATTGTAAGGACGAGCCTACGCGCGATGCGTTGCAAGAGGTCATCAAATCCTGCCGACTCAATCAGTTAATGATTGAAGCAGCAAGGGCGGGAAGCGTAGGCAGCATTGCAATATTAATGCAGGTATTGAGTAACAGGCTTTATTTTAAAGTGCTATCGACACAGTATTTAACCCCTGTTTATGATAGAAACGCACCCGACACCCTCATTAAAGTTGTCGAAAAATACAAAGTTAAGGGCCACGATTTAAAAGAATTAGATTATCCTATTGCCGATGAAAACTTAAATAGCTGGCACTGGGTTAAGCGCGAATGGGATGCAAACGCAGAGACCGTTTACCTGCCTTGGCTTGTTTCTAATAAAGAGGCCGTGCCACAGGTTGATAGCAAAAAAACAGTTCAGCATAGACTTGGCTTTGTGCCTATGGTGTGGATTAAAAACCTGCCAGGTGGCAAAGGCATAGATGGTCGCTGTACGTTTAAATCAGCAATTGATATAGCTATCGAGATTGATTATCAGCTATCCATGGCAGGCAGAGCCTTAAAGTATTCAGCAGACCCTAAGCTTGTTATCAAAAACCCAGCTAATCCTAATCAAACCATAGAAGGTAGCGGCAACGCACTTATTGTAGAGTCAGATGGCGGCGCAGAGCTTCTTGAGATTAATGGAAAAGCAGCGGATGCGGTTATTCAATATGTCCGTGCGTTGCGCGAAATGGGCTTAGAGGCAGTGCGCGGTAATCGAGTGAATGCAGATAAGGTGGCTGTTGCTCAATCTGGTAAAGCAATGGAAATGCTAAACCAAGCTTTGGTATGGCTTTCTGATGAATTGCGCATTAGCTACGGTGAATGCGGTTTATTAGACCTATTAAAAATGATTATTAATGCCTCCAAGAAGCTTAAATTACAAGTAGATGGAAAGCCATTAGGTGAGCTAAACGACAGTGAGAAGGTAACTCTTCGCTGGCCGCAATGGTATCCTCCTACCTCGCATGATAAACAAAGCGATGCCACCACATTAAAAGTTTTAAGCGATAGCGGTCATATTTCTCAAGAAACAGCCGTTAAAACTATCGCAGCTAATTATGATATTGAAGATGTCAGCAAAGAATTACAGCAAATTGAGGCTGATGCCAAAAAGCTTGCTGCAATGCAACCTAAAGTAACTGAAACCATACAAGCATAGGGCTGATGCCCACAGGAGAACGTCAGATGACCGATGAAACTAACTTAGATAACGAAGATTTAACCCAGGATAATGATACAGGGCATGAAGATTCCGGCAAAGATGAAAGTGCCCACATTAGGGAGCTTCGCGCAGAGGCTAAAACCAGAAGGTTACAGGCAAAGAAAGCTGAAAAAAAAGCGCAAGAAGCAGAAACAAAGGCACAACAAGCCTTGCAGCGCATTGATGAGTTACAAAAAACCAATAATGAGCGGTTAATTCGCGCAGAGCTTAAAGCACAAGCCGCTTTAGCGGGCATGATTGATATGGACGGGCTTAAGTTAGCCGATTTATCAAAAGTGACTCTAGATGATAATGGCGATGTGCAAGGTGCGCCAGAGTTAATTAAAGCGCTCAAAGAAACTAAACCCTATTTATTTAAAGAAGTCGTAAGCACAAGTGCTAATCCTGACATGCCAAAGCCTGGGGCTCAAGAAGCCAAAAAGGCGAAAGATATGTCGGAGGCCGAATATAAGGCAGAACTTGCAAAATACGGCGTTCGATAATTATTAACAAACCTACATTTCATCGGGGCTAGACGCCCAGGAAATGCAAAGCTATCGGGGACTGACTCCCAGGGCTAAGTGAACATTACTTAATCTTAGGAGTCATAAATGAGTATTTCCAATTTTCCAACCTCGTTACAACCGTTAATCCAACAAGGCTTTTTAGAGCGGCGCTTTTCAGAAGGGCTAACTTCTAAGCTTGGCTATGGTCTTGTTGCAGAGCGCGAAGAGTTCGCAACTAAAATCGGCGAAACCTTAACCAAAACTAAGTTTGGTCATAAAGCGCCGGTCACTACCCCTTTGAATCCTTCACTCAACACTAACTTGGATAACGGCTTAACGCCCGCTTCTAACAGTGTTGAGCAGTACACCATGACGCTAAATGAATATGGTGACACCATCGACTTAAACATCATCAACCAGAAAGTAGGGATTGAAAAGCAATTCTTAATGAATGCTCGTGTGAATGGTGTACAGGCTGGTCAAACAGTTGATAGGCTGTCTCGTAATTATCTATTTGATGCCTATCTTGGAGGCAATACCCGCGTAAAAACTACGCTAGGCTCGCCAGCTACCAGCATTGCTGTAGATGATATTCGCGGCTTTCTTTATAAAAAGGTGAATGGGCAAGATGTCCCAGTAAGCGGAAGCAACACCCTAGCTGTAGTTGTTGGCTCTAATAGCTATACGCTCACGGGTGCCACTGCTGACGTGAGTAACACGTCAACCGCTCCTAGTGGCATTTCTGGCACATTAACCTTCAGCGGCAATGTTAGCACCTCAGATGGCACAGCAGGAAATGCTGTGGTGGCAGGCATAGCGCCTACTATATTACGTCCCAGCGCAAGAGCAACTACCGCAGCGCTGACTAGTGGTGATTTATTAACCATGTCCCTGCTGCTTGATGGCGTAACTCGTCTTCGTAATAATGGCGTGGAAGGTCGTGGCGGCATGTATGACTGTATCATGGATGACACTTCGATGCGTCAGCTCTATGCGGACCCTGAGTTTCAATTATTATTCCGCGGTACTGGTATGAGCGCAGAAGAATACCGACGTGCTCAAATCGTGGAAATTCTGGACTTGCGCTTGGTTCGCACTAACGAAGCCCCGCAGCAAACCCTAACTAATGGCGTTAAAGTGCATCGCCCCATTATTTGCGGAGAAGGCTGCTTAATTAAAGGTATATTTGAGGGCTTAACCGATGCTATGCAGAAAAACGGCGCCTCAGAGATTGATGTAGTCGAGGACATTGTTCAAGTAACTCGCGGGCCACTAGATAGGTTAGATCAAATCATAGCTCAATCCTGGTATACCATTATGGGCTTTGGTGTTCCAACTGATGTTACGGCTGACACCAGCATTATCCCAACCGCCAACAACAGCTACTTTAAGCGTGCAGTTGTGTTAGAAGTCGGAGGCGCATAATCATGGCTATTACAAACAAAGGAAAACAACAGGAGCAGGCAGGTACTGCTCCTCAAAGTCCAATTGAGCAAGAAGTGCAAGCATCTGCCGGAAACGAGCAGGCGGCACAAGATGCTGCCCTGGAAAAACCCACTGATGTTCATGGCGATATGCCAGAAAGTGATGCCGTCAAAGATGTTCAGCCAGCAGCGCCAAGCGAAGTCTTAATGCTAAGCAATTATGTTTTGGTATTAAGAATGCCTGGCCAGGATGCCAGCGTGACCAAGCATTTTAGGGAGGGGCAGGTGGTCGCTAATCCAGAGACTATTAAGCACTTAATTGATAATCAAGCCCCCATTCGCTATTTGAGCTAAGACTATGGCCTTTACCGATGCTGAAAAGACGGCCATTCGTCGTTATTGCGGTTATCCCGTATTTGGCGCACAGCCTACACAAGGTTTTGGCTATCGTTTTTTTACCTGGTATGGAAACCTTGAATATAAGCTCAATAATATGCAATCAAGCGAAGAGGCAGTGGTTAAGGCTAGCTATCTTGCCAATCTTTCGCAGCTTGAGAGTGATATTGTGAGCGTGCGGGATAATTTAGACACTGACAAGGCTGCCATTTGGGAGCGTAACCGGAGCGAAGCAAGAGACCGTGAGCAATTATTTGATAATTGGCGTAGGCGCTTGTGTGGATTTCTGGGCGTGCCTCCCGGCCCTGATTTAGGCCAGGGTGGGATTAGGGTAGTCGTATAATGGATGGCAGCCGTTTACAGCAATTGGTTTATAAGGGCTATGGTAAAGCTGCGTTTCGTATCGGTTCAAGTTTCACCGTGTATCGCTCAACAACAGGAATTGAGCCTATCAATGCTGGTAACGTACAAGGGAATGTACTAGCCAGCGCCAATATTAACTGGGAATACACCAAGGCCAATAAATACGGCAATGCAGTATGGCAATTAGTGACCGACGGTAGAGCTATTCAGCGCTTTGATTATCTAGTTGGTGATCAAACATTCTTTATTGCAGGCATGCAGCACTTACTGCCCATCTTAGGCGTAGAGTGCAATGCAAGATTAACCTTCAAAAGGCCCGCCGCCTTAACAGGTAAAGGCTATGTGGGCTATAGCGGCAACACAGCCCCCGAAGAAACCACATTAATGCAAGCCTGCCCCGTGTCACTCCTTGAAAATAGCAAGGGCGAGCAAAACCCTGTAGGACTGCCGCAAGATACCAAGATGCCTTGGTTTAAATGCTTGGCGCCTTACTTGGGTAACGTCACACTTAAAACCGGTGATGTGGCGATAGATGAGCAAGGTGCGCGCTATATCGTAAGCAGTGATGAGCTAACCGACCTGGGCTGGCGCTTAACACTAAGCAAGGTAGGTGCCTAATGGCAAGCTTAACGGATGTTATGAATGCTATAGGCGGCCTCGCGGCCTCTGCATTGTATCCCGATGGAACTGGGCAAGCCTCTATTGCGGGCACCGATATTACCATAGTAAGCGGCTGGCCTGATGCCAATGCGCTAAATACGGCGCTGTCAGAGGGCAAGGTATTTGTGTCTATTTACCCCGTCAATAACATGGAGCGTAGCACAACACGCTATGCCAGGGTTTGGTACGATGGACCTATGGCGCCTATAACGCTCACCGCAACTGTTGTTAATAACACGGTAACGCTAGGTGGCGCAATCTCAACGCCCTCTGCCTGCATGCTCATCGTTAACGGTACGCCTTACGCGTACGCCATCCAGCCAAGCGATACGCCTGAGAGCATCGCCGCTGCATTAGCGGCTCTCATTCCAGGCGCGGAGACTACAGGCTCTGTTATTACTATTACAGGCGCCCACAGTGTAATTGCCAGAATTAACACGGCAGGCACAAGCACAAGGCCGATTAAAAGCCAAGAGCGCGTGTTTATGATAACAACCTGGGCCCCTAACTTTGCCTTACGCGAAACGGTAAGCAATGCCATTGAAATAGCCTTAACTGCAGCACAGCGGATGATGATGCCTGACGGGTTTTATGCCGCGCTAAGTTATCGCGGAGCCTCTGAGCAAGACCAATTACAAAAGCCGCTTATTTATCGACGTGACCTGCGTTACGCCGTGGATTACACCACCACACAAACCGAAACTGATTACACCATTAACCACCCCTTTGTTAACAGTATTACCCCCACCTAGAGAGACAAACCCATGACTGAAAAAACAAAAATCCACAGCATAAAGCTTGTGGTGCAAGAGGCGTTTGGCGATTACCGCCGAGGCGATGAAATTACCGATAAAAAAATCATTGATGATGTGCTAGCAACCCATGCTGACCATGTCGTTAAAGTTTATACCAGGGAGAGTTAAGCATGCCCGTCATACAAGCTGGAACATTTAATACCACGAGCATAAATGCACCGAATGTTTATGTGCAAATATTGCCGCCGTCACAAACGCTATTAAATGGCGTGCCAACCAATATCCTGGGCATTGTAGGTATAGCCTCTTGGGGTCCCGTTAATTCGCCCGTCACCATCAGCAGCATGGATGAGTATCAACAAAAATTTGGGCCCATGCTGACCTTAAAGCATGATTTGGGCACGGCCGTTAACTTGGCGTGCGCTAACTTTGCTAACAACATACGCTGCGTTCGGGTAACCGATGGCACGGATGCAGCCGCTACAAAGAACATTATGGATACAGCGGGCACGCCTGCTATAGGCATGGTATTAACTGCAAAGTATACGGGCACCTATGGCAATAATGTTAAGGCCACAGTGAGCGCTGGCACTAACTCAATCACCGCCAGTCCAACCTATAAGATCACAGTATCCTTACCCAACGGTCTGCCAGAGGTCTATGACAACATCGGCGGAACAGGTAACGCACTCTGGCAAAATATCGTGAACGCCATCAATAATGGCCAGGCCGCACAAGGCCCCTCGGGGCTGGTTACCGCAACCTTAGGTGCAGGCACTGCGGCCCCAGCGCTTGCTAGCTATACCTTGGCAGGTGGCGCGGATGGAAATAGCTCAATTCTCGATACTCGATTGGTAGGCTCAGATACGACGCCGCGGGCCGGTATGTATGCGCTGCGAAATACGGGCGTAAGCATTGTAATGCTCAGCGATTGTGACGACTCAGCCACTTATAGCGCCCAATTAGCTTTTGGTCTTTCCGAAGGCGCCTATATGATTTTAACAGGCCCCGCAGGACAGACTATCTCAGCTGCGATTACGGCTAAGCAGACAGTAGGCATTGATAACTACAGTGCTAAATTGATGCTAGGTGACTGGGTTTATTTCCAAGATACCCAAAACAACCAAGTACGCCTAGTTAGTCCGCAAGGCGTTATTTCGGGTCGATTAGCCAATCTATCGCCTGAGCGCTCAAGCCTAAATCAGCCTGTGCTAGGTATTTTAGGTACCCAGAGCAGCTACAAGCATAAAGTGTACTCTGATGCGGAAATCGTACAGCTCTCGCAAGCCGGCATTGACGTCATTGTTAACCCATCACCCGGTGGTGATTATTTTGCCGCCCGCTTAGGTCAAAGCACCAGTTCTAACGCGCTGACTAATACCGATGAGTACTGCCGCTTAACCAACTATATCGCTTACACCTTAAACCAAGGCCTCGGCAAGTTTGTGGGCAGATTACAAAACACGGCGACACGATTAGAAGCTAAGACCGCATTACAAACGTTTCTCAGTAATCTTGAGCAACAAGGCATGATTGGTGATGTGAACGGCGGACCCGCCTTTAAAGTGATTTTGGATGTCTCAAACAACCCCTCAAGCCGTGTGGCATTAGGCTATATGCAGGCTGACGTGCAGGTTGCTTATTTGAGAACTATCCGCGTGTTCTTAGTGAATTTACAAACGGGCCAAGTGACCGTTCAATAAGGAGTTTAAAATGCCAAGTTCAGGTTACGCAACAGGCCAGGATATTACACTACATTTTTACGATCAAAATGGGGCCGTCGATTTTGGAATAGGGATTACTAATTTCAATGCCAAGCAAGACGTGGCTAAAAATCGCATTAAGCCCATCGACTCACCCAGCGTTAATCAAATCTTCTACGAGGGCTGGTCAGGCTCTTGTGACATTGAGCGTAATAATCCAAAAGTCATGGATTATTTTATTGCGCAAGAGGCTGCTTTTTATCGCGGCGAGAATTTGCCAGAGGCAAGCATCACAGAAACCATTGTTGAGGCCGACGGCTC